TGGAATAGCGCAACAATTCGGATCCGTCAGCCATACCACCTCTCCAGGGCGCGCCGGCAGTCGTCGGACAACTGGCCATCCGGTCCCTGCAACCGCTTCTCAACCACGGCGCGGCCCGGGTCGAGGGTCTCCACCCGGAAGGCGGCGCCCGTCTCCACCGCCAGGCGCTCCCAGCGGGGTTCCTGGCCACGTCTTGACGTGGTGGCCACCACGCGCAGATTTTGGCGCAGCGCCTCCCGCACCAGGACCACCTGCAGGTAACGGGCCAGGCTGAGGGCCACGTCTTCGCTGGCCCGCGTGGGAAACAGGCCATCAGCCCCCCGCTCGAACAGGCGCAGCCCGGCCCATATCGCTGTTACGTCGGCCACCACGTCGAACAGGCCGCCCTGCAGCTGGCGCTGGGCCTCCTGGCTCTTACCGGCTCCCGCCGGTCCCTGGAGGAGGTGTAATGTAGCCACGATAAGGCCTCCGCCTGCCCCTCGGTGGGGCCGGCGCATTCAGGATCTCCCGGCAAATGTTGTAATCTCGTTGGTGCACCAGGCACATCTGCCAGGTGGGTATATCCGGCTCACCCCAGAATTCACAGGGTGGCCACAGCTCAAGCTGCACGTTTCCCCCTACAGGAGCGCTCCTTGCATGGCGCCGGCGGTGGTGTTCTCAGCGGCCCATCTGGCCAGGTACTCATGGCGGGCCAGCCAATAATCCATACACTCGGGGCAGAAGTGCATTAAAGTGCCGGTGGGCTCATAGGCTCGCTTACAGATATTGCAAGGGATCATCCCGCTTACCGGGCAATCCTTCCGCCGGTGGCTGCGGTTGGCGCAGTTGCAGCTGATGGACAGCTCCCAGTAGAGGTACTGGGGCAACGCCTGGGGAGGCCCCCAGGGCCACAGCTCCATCATCTTGTCGATGGACAAGCGGCCGATCAGCTGTTGCTTGGTGGGTGGCCGTCGGCTCATCCGTTCCTTGCGGCGCTCTGCGGCGGTGGTCATCCGTGTTGCTCAAAGCCGCAGATACGGCGGGCATCCTCGGCGCTCATGCCTGCCTGCACCAGGCCGGCATATGCCCGGGCCCTGGCCTGGAGGTCCGAGGCGGCCAGCTCTGACCAGTCGATCCGCCCGGAACCGCCCATGACCCGGGCCGTCTCGGCGGCGACAATCTTGCCCACCGGCGAGATGGTGGAGAACAGGAACCGGCGCCAGCCCTCGCGTGTATCGCCCCCGCCTCCGCCGTTCACGATCTCCACCGGCACCCCGGCGGCCGCCAGGAGCGCCGATTGCGTATTCTCCCGCAGTCCTGTCTCTGACTCCGGAGGGTTGGGCCCGATCCGCACCGGCTGCCATTCGTGGCCGCGGGGGGCTCTTCCCTGGCCAACTTCCCAGCCTTCGCCCATTGTTTCGCCCAGCAAAACGCGCCCCCGCATGGTGGGCAGGCCGTCCTGGATTCCCTGGGCCCCGTTCAGGTCCGGCACCGGCAGCACGCCGCCGACAGGCCCGCCCATCTCATAGGTAAGGCTCTGCTCGATGGCCGCGGCCAGGTTGGCCGTCGAGGGGCACACCGCCCAGGGGCTCCGGCCCCGCCACGGCGTCTTGTGGTCTACCCGGATCCGGTAATGCAGGACCTCCGCATAGGCGGCGTACACCGGCAGGCTGCCTGATGGACCCTGGAGGGTCAGCCGGTAGGTCCAGGAGGACGGATCGACGCCGGTGCTGTAGATGTCCCAGTCGGCGGCGGGGGTGGCCAGGCCCCCCCGGGCCAGCCATACGCTCTCCCCGCGCACCACCAGGGACCGGCCGATCATGCCCAGCTGCCAGGCCTCCAGCCGGTCGCTCTCCCCCCCGGCCATGGCCCGCTCCCACAGGCCCGCCGCAATCTCCGCGGCCGCCAGGGTGCCAGCGTCCCCCATGTTGGCCGCGGCAGCCTGGGCTAGGCGCAGGTCCAGGAGCTCCTGCAGCGCCGTCCGCGTCTCCGGCTCCGCCTCCCGGGTCTCCGGCCCGCTCCGCCCGAAAAATCGCTTAAACATTCTCGGCCTCGGTGGGGGTTAGGAATCGGTGCACGCGCCATCTGCCCAGCAGATATCCGGCGCCGCTGGCCATGATCACGTCGCGGGGCCGATTGGGGGCCGCTGAGTCAGTGTCGTACTCGTAGGAGACAATCCGATATAGGGCCTCGTCTACGATCTCCTGCGGCGCCTCGGGCGCAATCCGCTCGATCAGCGCGGCCGCCGCTCCCATAAGCCGGGTCAGGCGGCGCTCCTGGTCAGCCGGCAGGCTCTCGGTCGAGGCCCCGATTATCCCCATGTCGGCGGCCAGCTGGTGCACGGTGAGCGTCGGCGTGGCCATCAGATGTAGTACCGCCTCCGGGTCCGGATCTCGGCCCGGGTGTGCCCGTACTCCGGATTACTGACCAGCGCCGCGCCGGTGACCAGGGCCCGTTGAATCTCCCGTACTCCGCCCGCCGTCCTGGTCTCCTGCAGGGGGTGGAATTCGACGGAGGCGAAGGCCTTGCCCTCGGCCACCGCCTGCTGTATGGCCGGCGTGGCCCTGGCCCGTACCTCCAGCTCACCCCGTGGGCCACGGACCGGGAAGCCCCGCACCTCCGGCGCTCCACGGTGCACGGTCATGATGTCGATACCGTCTCCCGGCCACGTGGCCGCGCCAGGCGCGAAGAGCTCTGCCCGGCCTCCGGTGGCGGCCCTGCCCTCCTGCAGCAGGAGCATATAAAGCTCGGGGCCACTCTCGCTGGCCCGGATCTCCACGGGCGCCAGGAGCACGTTGTCAGCCATGGCGCCCCCTATCCCTGGCCAGCGGTGGCCACCGGGAAGGCCGCGAAGGCGTCCGGGCGCAGGTAGGCCACTCCGCCCACCAGCATGTCAGCGTTGACGATTACCTCCCCCTCCCGGGACCGCGTGATCTCGTCACGAATCAGGCTCACGCCCTGCCAGACGGGCAGCACGGCCGCCCGCTCCATTACCGACGTCCGCCTAACGTAGACCTGGGACCTGGGGCCGTTGTTGGAATCGCCTGCCACCGGCGCAATCCGGCCGCTGGCCTTGATTCCGCCGAAGCGCTGCATCAGCCAATCCAGCGCCGTCAAATCAGTTTCATTGGCCCGGAACAGGGCCGCGAGGTAGGTATAGGCCGGCACGCTCATGGCCATTCGGCAGGATGCGAAGTCCATCGCGTAGAGCCCATCCACCATTACGGCGGAGCGCCTGACCAGCGTCTCAAATGATGTGGCCTCCGCGTCGGTGGCGCTGGCCGGATCGTCCAGGGGCAGCTGGGCGCCTACCCCGCGCAGGTTCGGGCTCACCCCGTCGCCGTTGACCGTCTGATGGTCCAGGGCGTCGCGGAGCACCGATTGCACGTCGCCAACCAGGGCCGTATCCAGGTCCGCCAGGAGCGCGGCGTCTTCCTTCTGCCATTTGATCCGGCCCTGGATGCGCCCGGGCCGCACGGAGAAAGGCGTGATGACGGCGGCCGTCGCGTCGTTGCCCTCGCCCTGGGCCACCGGCCCCGCCGTTCCCGACGTGGTGAGAATGGGATAAACCGCTTGGCCGCTGGCCACCACCGGCATCTCAATGCCCAGGTATTCCGTTAGGCTCCCGTGAAAAACGTTGGGGCCGATCGGCGCCGTGGTGGCCTGCGTGCCTGCCGCCGGTCCCTGGCTGACCATGTCCTCCCGGGTCTCCTGCCGCCGGCGCTCCGGCCTGCCGAAGGCCTCAAGCGGCATTTGCCCGACGGGACACTTGCAAGCGGCCGCAAACTCGGCGGCGGCGCCGGACACGGGCACGCCCTGGATTGCGGCCCTGAGATAGTCGGCCATCGGTGTACGGGCCCTCAGCTCCTCCCGTTCCCGGGCCTCGGCGTCGAAGGTCAGCGCGTCGGCGGCCTGCTTCTTCCTGGCCTCCCTCAGCGCATCCTCAAGCCGCCGATCCGCGTCGTCCAGGGCCTTTTCCCGCTTGGCCCTCTCCTCCGCGGCGGGCTCCTCGTCGCTGGCCATTAACTCATTCAACAGGCGCCTGGCCACCGTTACCGCCTCCAGGGCCTCCATTAGCTTCTCATCCACGCTTAAGCCTCCTCTTCAGGTCCTCGCGCATCCGCGAGACGATTTTGTCCTTGGCCTGGGCCGCCAGGTCCTCCTGCAGCTCGTCCCGCTGCGGTAAAAAGCCGTAGTAATGCTTAACCTCCGGTTGCAGGGTTACGCCGGTTGGCATCGGGACGAATCCGATCCGGCCGGTGTCCTGCAGCTGGCCGGAGACCCGGGGCAGGTCCTCCCGAAAGTCGTCGCCGATCTCCGATGCCGTCTCCCTGGCGGCCGCCTGCAGGGACTTGACCAGGGCCTCCCGGCCAACCCCCTTGAACAGGTCCGGCCGGATCTTGACGCTGACCTTGTATCCGCTCATGTCTCCCCTCCTCCTAAGTCCTCTCCAGGATCGTCAGAATGTCCCCAGGCTCCAGGCTGTCCATTAGCTCAGACTGGCCCATCCCCGCGCGTATGCCCCGATAACCCGACAACAGCGGGGGGGCCAGGGCTATTCCCTCCGCGGGCAGGGCCGGCCAGGTGTCCCCCGGGGCCAGGTTCCGCGCGCTCAGCATTCCGGCCAGCTCCAGGGCCTCCGGCTCGCACAGGTACCCCCCCCATGTGAGATAGGAGTGCCTCCCGCTGGCCGTTTGCACCGGAATCGAAAGGACCGGCGGATCCGCGTTTGCCGGAGGAATGACCAGGGGAGGATGACAGGACCACCCGGCGCCGTCCGCCGGCACCCTGAAGCCCAGGCCTACCCGGGTCCCTGCCCCGTCAGCGGCAGTCCAGGCCCTCCAGCGGCCGCTGACGGGGTCTATCAGGTAAAACTCGGCGATAACCAGCTCCTCCACCGGCCGCAGCGTCCCCCGCTCCACCAGGTGCCAGCCCAGGGGGGGCGTAAAATCGCCGGTGGACGTCGTCGACGTCAGGCCCGGTCTCTCTATGGCCACGTCGATAAACCGGCGCCTGCCCACCTCGGCGTAATCCCGGGTCAGCCAGGGTCGGCCCTGGGGGTCCGTCCACCTGGCCAGCGCCGACACGTCCGGCCTCCAGCGGATCCGGATGGTCCGGTCCGCCACCGGCGCCTGGCCAGCGCCGGAGTCCGGAACCAGGGCCAGGCCCGCCACAGCGGCGAAGGGGGTTTCCATCCGGCGGGGGTCCACCCACACGGGCACGGCGTCGGCCGCCTCCACCCGGTGATACCCCCACAGCTCGGTAAAGGCCATCAGAGGAGCTCCTTGGCCCAGCTCACCCACCGGCGGCGCTCCGCGCTCTTCGGCGTGGCGTGGGCCTTCTGGTGGCACCCGATGCACAGGGTCCGCAAGTTGGCCAGCGCATTTGTCCCACCGTCGGCCACCCGGTTAACGTGGTGGACCTCCAGGCGCCCCGCCTTCCCGCAGTCCCGGCAGCGCCAGCCGTCCCGATCGAGGACCTGCAGGCGGATCCGCGGCCATTCCGCCGTGTGCCGGATATCGACGGCGCTCATCCGGCTATCACGAAGGACGGCCGGCGCTCGGCCGTCTCCTCCCGTGCCAGGGCCCGCAGCCCGCAGGCAATCACGGCGGCGCTGGCCATGTCGATCCGCGAGTCATAACGGGATTTGTCCAGGGCAGGGTTGCCGCTGGAGTCCCGCCTGATGGACGTCGCGCCCAGGGCCATCCGCATCATGGGATTGGGCCTGCACCTGATGGACCGCTCCGCAACGGCGCGCTGGAAGGCCCTCACGTCGTAACTGCCATCCGCGGTGGCCGAGGCCCCCACGCCTCGATACTTCACGGGAACGGGCGCCAGGTCCATCCCTGCCAGGACCTCCCGGAGCTCCGCCTGCCGGTACCGGTCGCAGCCAATCACGGTCGGCGGCGCGGAGATGTCGGCCAGCACCATTCCGAGGAAGGCCCGGGCATCGGTGACGTGATGGCCCAGCACCTGGAGCCAACCGGCCTGGGCCGCCAGCTGGTAGGCGCTGCCCACGCCGTCACGCTGGCCACGCTCCGCCAGGGTGGGCAAGGCGGGCACGGCCACCCAGGATTCCAGCCTGCCGCTATCCCACAGCGCCACAGCGGCCGTAAGGCTCATGCTCCCGCCCAGGTCGACGCCCAGAAATACCCGCCCCTCACGCGGGGGCAGGTCCGCCGTCTCCACGGCCTCCCAATGGCTCATGTCGGCCAGCATCTCCGCCTCAGGGTGGACCGGCTGATTAAGGTCCAATGCCCGGAAGCCCGCCGCGGTGGAGGGCTGCGTTATCGCCTGGCGGGCCCGGTGGGCCATGTATTCCAGGCTCTTGATACCGGTCTCCAGCCCGGGGTTGGCCATGTGCCAGGTCTCCGGATCGTCCAGGGGCGCATCCATCGGGGCCTCGTAGCGCACCACGTGGACGCCGGGCTGTCCCTCCCTGGCCAGGGCCTCGGCGAACATCGGGCCGGTGGACTGTATGGAGATACCAATAACCCGGCCGTCGCGGCCTGAGACGGCGGAGGTCACGGCGTCCCACAGGGAGCGCTGACGCTCCGCCAGCAGGCCCGCCTCGTCGATGATGGCCAGGTCCACGCCGGCAGCGTGGCCGGTCGCCTTGTCGGCGGCCAAAATATCGCACGTCCCGCTAAGGCCGATGATCTGGCCCGGCGTCGGGTAGGCCCTCACCTCCACATGGTCAATCCCGCTGGCCTGGGCTATCTCCTGCACCTGGCGCCGGAGCTCCGCAGCCAGTCGGCCGGTCTCCGACACCACCAGGGCCCGCCAGTTAGCAGAGCGCAGGGGGCCCTCTGGGGCCAGGTGCGCCAGCAGGAGCGCAGCAATCAAGCCGCTTTTCCCGTTCTTGCGGGCGCAGGACAACCAGGCCTCCCTGCAATCGGGGGCAAGAGCGCCCTGGAGGAAACGCTCCTGCCACCCGGGAAGGGTGAACGGCCGGCCCTGGAGCAGGCCCGCCGGCACCTTTAATCGTGCGTCGCACCACCGGGCCACCTCCTCAGCTGATGCAGGAAGGGGCCCGGCGGCGACAGGAGGAGGTGGGAATAGGGGAGGCCGCCCCGGCTCACCTGCAAGCCGTAGGGCGCGTTCCTGCCGTCGCCTGGCCGTACGCCTGGCGTTGGCCCGCTTGTTCGCCTCTCTCTTCGCTTCTCCCGTTAATGGCATACCCGGAGCGTAAACGGGGGGGCCGTAGCTGGCAAACCGGAAGGCCAGGGGCCCAGCTACGGAGGGTCTGCGCGGTCTGTAAGCGGTCTATGCCCCCTGCGTTGGACACCCCCCGCACCCTGATTTCTCATGGGGTCCCCAAGGTTTCCCAACGGATGGGATTTTATAGCTGCCCGGGGACTCTAACTGTTATGGGATGTCCCGCGCCAAAGTTTTGTTTATGTTCCAGCGTCATTCATTGACGGTAGGCTATGCCTGATCCGTCCCGCCCTGGCCGGATCTGCGGCGGATCGAGAGTGCTTTCATGTAACGTTGAAATGTGCAGGGAATAAGCGCTGAATATGCAGGTCCCGACATCCTGGCAGCATGATATGGACGCCTGGCGGCAGAAGGCCCTGGCCACCAGGGCCAGGGCCTTCTATGCTTTTCCACCAGGGACCGGCTAACCCCCGCCGTCCGCCTCCTCCGCGTGCATCCCCTGCACCAGCATGAACCGGCTAAACCGGCAGCCCTCACAGTCGCATTCCTCGACGATGGCCGCGGCCATGTCCGGCAGCTCGTCCACCGCTGCCAGGGAGGCGGGCGCCTCCCTCTCGATCTGCTCCGCCCAGGTCCGGAGAGACTGGCAGCCGGCGCACGCGCATTGACTGGCCCGCACCCTCAGATCCTCGATCAACCGGCTAACCTCGGGGTCCATTCCGTCACCTCAGCCTATAATGATTTGGCCTCTTCCCGGCCGTCTCCCCTGGACAGGGTTGATTGCCAGACCCTCGGCCACTCCTAACACCACCCCCGCCCGGGCAGGGGTCTTATTTCAAGCCTCAGCGCGCCGGATTTTGGAAAATGGCCGACATAATCCCGCTTGTGCGAACCAAATCAGCCGGTCCGGTGGCCAGCAGACATAACGCGGCCTCCGAACGGGCCCAGCTTTAGATTGTGCGAACCACCGCCAAGCTAAGAGCCCTGGGCCAATATCTCACTCTTCAGCCGGTCGTAGGCCCTGGCCGCGGTGAGCGTCATCTTATACAGGCGCTCCCCGTCCACCGGCCCGCCCTCGCGTATTTCCTTGCACCAGGCGACGACATCATCTATCGGAGCGTCGGCCTCCAGCTCTCCCGTCTCCACCAGGTACCGGGCCAGCATCCCTTGCTCTTCGTCCGTCATATCTGAGCCTCCTCCAGTTTTTTAAGTCTCCGGTTAACGGTCCTGGGGCTCAGCTCCACAATCGGCGCGATTTCCTTCGGCTCGAACCCCAACCGCCACAGGGACATAATAGCACCGTCCCTTTCGTCAAAGTCGAAGTCATGGCGGCCATGCCACCGCCTGCCGTTCCTGGCCAGCTGGCGCGCCTGGAAGACCGCCGGATCAAACTGCCGGATTGCGTAACCCCAGCAGCTTCTAGCAATGCTCCGACACTCGCTATCGGGCAGCACGTGGGGCGCCCACGTGGCGATGTTGTAGCGGCGCACGTGGTCCAGCCAGGCCGTTTTCCAGCCCTCAGCCTGAAATACCGGCTGCCAGCGCGGCCGGTGGGCCTCCGAGACCAGGGCCGCAAACGAGTCGCAGTTTCTTCCGATTCCCGTCAGCCGGTGGCCCGGCGCCGTCCGCGTCTTCGGTAGCCTTTTATCCAGCGCGTCCAGGGTGTAAGGGAACATGCAATACCAATGACTTGATACGCCAGGGCCCGGATTTATGGGGTTTCGCGTGACCTGCCCGCTGTAGCCCGGATCGCCTCCCAGCGTCAGCGCCAGCCGGTCCGCGATGTCGGCCACCTTCCGCAGCGGCCCGGCCAGGGATTCCGGGTTTCGGTGGACCGGCAGCGCCAGCGCATAAACGGCGTGCATGTGGCCGTTTGCGTGATTCTGGACAATCCACGTGGGCAGGATGGCCGGCTTGCCGCCCTCAAATCCCGCCTCCCGGGGATCGTCGATATCCAGGGATATGGCCGCGTAGCTATTCGGGGGGTTGAGCTCCACCCGGGGATACTGGGCCCATGCGATCTCAGCGGGCCGATGACCACAAGGTCTCTTGTCCGCGTCCATTACCATGGGATAGGGGTGGACCTCGGAGATTCCCGCCTCCAGGAGCTCCGGAGGGATAAATCGGGGGTTGTAGCTTGTGGCTTGTTCGGTGTAGGCTTTCATCGTCATTCCCTCCCTTCAAGGGATTGGCCGTGGCCGCGGTAGCTGGATACTACGCGCGGCCTTTATTTTTCCCCCGGATCAAACCGCTGTCAATGGGTTGACGCGGAGCAACAACTTTCGACATCCCTACGGGCCGACACTCCAGCAGCGCCCGGGCAGCAGCTTTTGACATTCCAGCGTCAGGATATGGACATTTCCCGACGTGAGTTTCTGGACACTTTTCAGATATGGCCGAGTAAGGGCCGAATAAGGGCCGAGTAAGGGCCGAGTAAGGGGTTTTAATGTTACACTTCCCAGGTTTGTCAGCTACGAATTGACCCGGCGCTCAGCTACGGAAATGCAGCAGTTTTCGACATTTCGGGCACATCTCGCGGCATTTCGGCACGTCTTCAAGCACGCCGGCGGGGCCCTGACCTGGCCATGGAAGGGCGCCAGAGCAGACACACACCCCGGACAAGTCGACGGGGCTTCCATGGCCAGGTCAGGGCCTGACCGTCAGGGGCCGACGTCTCGCAACCGGTCGCTGGCCAACCGGTTAACAAGCTCGCTGGCCACCGCCCAGATCCCGCCCTGTCCGGTGGCCCCGTTCCACTTGTCGGAGATCATCCACACCCGGGACAGGGCCGCCAGCTCCTCCGGCGTGCAGCCCTCCAGCAGGTCCGCCAATTTCCTGATGGCCACCTCCTTATCAGCGGCCGCGGCGCGGGAATGCCTCAAGACGGCAGCGGCGCGGGCCTGCCGCAGAATTTTCTTGCCCCGCTGGTCCCTCTCGTCGATGATGGCCATCTCCGGCGCGGGCCTGCCGTCAGGCGTGCACCACATGGAATAGCGCAACAATTCGGATCCGTCAGCCATACCACCTCTCCAGGGCGCGCCGGCAGTCGTCGGACAACTGGCCATCCGGTCCCTGCAACCGCTTCTCAACCACGGCGCGGCCCGGGTCGAGGG